ATTCGATGGGTCAGCAGTGCCCATGATACTGGTCCGGATATATCGAAAGACCCAACCCGGCTGCGGATTTGGTGCCGGTAGCGTCTGAGGTGGGGTCCAAGTTTTTGTGCGCTGCGCGGATTCTCGACTTTCGAGTTCACGTGCGAGTCTGTTCTCAGCCATTTTAGTTAGCCTCCAATTTCATCAATTCACGGGCATATTGCTCATTACTCAGTCCCAGCTTTTTGGCTAGGGCTACCTGAGTCGGCGTCAGACGTATCTGACGAGGGCCTGATGACCGTGTGACCGGTGCAACCACATTGGCTGGTTTTGTGCGAGCAGGCTTTTCTTCCTGCTTCGTTTGAGGTCGTTCTTCCTCAGCGGTTTCAAACGCCTCCGGAAATCGTTTCCTCATCGTCGTGTTAACTCGGTCGTAGTACTCGTCGCTACGCGGATCGATTCCAGACCGGACCAGTTTTTCGTGCAGTCCCAAAGCAAGGGCGGTCATCTCCTCGTCGGTGCCAAACCACGGATTTTTCTCCTTCCACGCCTCGGCTTTCGGGTCGATAGCGGGTTGAGGTGCCGGGGGCACTTGGTACTGTTCGGCTTGTTGTACTCCCGATTCTTCGTCTTGTAAAGAGGGTCGGAAGTTTTCGTACTGTTTAATTTTAAACTTAGCTTCGGTCAAAGCTTCTTGGGCGTCGGTAATCTTCTCCGCATCCCCAGCCTCGTACGCCTGCTTCAAGCGTTCCTTGGCTACAACCAGATCATTGCTGGCAGCCTTGGTGACTTCTTGGAAGTACGCCTTCTCGCCATTACCGAGGCGCTGCTTTAACTGACGAATCTCCTGTTCCCGCAACTGGGCAAACCGGAATGCCTCCTCGCGCTCCCGTAGGGCGCGTTCTTTCTCACGACGTTCGTCGTGCCAGACCTTCTTCATCTGGGATAGGCGCTTCTTGACCTTCTCGGAATACTCCTCAAGGTCGTCGTTATCAAGCTCGTTCACTACCTCTTTTGGTAGCGGCTTGCGGCCTCGGTCTTCTGGCGGGGTATCGTCCTCAACCTGAATCTCAAGTTCAGGCTCCTTTTCAACCGGCGTCTCCTGCGCTACTTCGTCAGGAAACTTGAATTCTTCTTTCTCAATAGCCATTGATTACTCCTTATGCGCGACGAATTCCACGGGGGTCATCGACCACCGCTTCAACGTTGTCGTCGTTAATGATGCGGAACTCACGACCGTGGATGACCACGCGAGTACCTGTGTACGGACGGGTGAGGACAAAATCGCCTTCCTTACACCACGGCCCAGTGGGGAACCGAGCCTCGTCCTTGTAGCAAAGATCACCCAACTTGATGACAAACAGGACCACAGTGGTCTGCTCTTCAACTCGCTTGGTGTCGTCTGCTTTGATGATGCCCCCATCAAACTCCTCTTCAACGTGCGGGACTGCACAGAGGATTCGATAACCACGGGGTTCTGGCAGCAGTTTGGCTTTCTCGGCTTCCTGCTGTGTCTTCTCAACGTCGATGTTGCTCATTCTTCTTCCATCCTTTTTGCAAGGTCTTTGATATAGCCAGTTGCGAGGTCGAGACCCTGTAACGCCCCACATAGCCTTTTGTACTCACCTTCATCCAATTTGCCTTGGATCAGGCTTTCCACGATCACCGTGCGCTCCTCCTTGAGTTTGGTCTCAAGGTATTCCAGAGCGTTTGAATAGCTCACAAATTACTCCTCTGTTTGCGGTTGATTTCTCCGATTCTGGTCCATCTGGGCACGCTGCATTGCTGTAGCGTCCTGCGCTTTGCCAATCTCCAGTCCGAGTCGGACACCTTCCATCTGCTGCTTGGCTGAGAGGGCGGCCTTGTCTTTCTGGATATCCACGCCAAGTCGGGCAGCTTCAAGCTGCTGACGGCCAGAGATTTCGGCTTTGCGAAGCTCCAACTCGTCCGCTTTGGCAGCGGCGTCCATGACATCTTTCTGTTGTTTGCGCTGGATCTCGGCTTGCTGAATCTGGGCTTCGATCTGCATCTGCTGCGCTTTCGTTTGCGCCTGAAGTTGCTTGATCTGCAAGTCCATCATCTGCATCTGAACCAGCGGGTCTTGTGCCTGCTGCGCGGCTTGCTGCATCTGCGCTTCGGCCTGGTCCTTCTGGAGGACCCGTGCGGCAGCGGCTGCTGCCAACTGCGACAACTGCGCCTCGAACTCAGGCGGCAGGTCGTATTCTTCTCGGTCGTCTTGCGGAAGCGGAGGCAAGGCTGCGCCAAGCTGCTTCTCGATCTCGCGGCGGTACTGGAACGCTACGTGCTCCATGATGTGGGCTTGCAGCGACGCCGTAATCTGCTGAGCCATCGGGTTTTGGCCGATCTGCTGAGCAATCTTTGGATCTTGGCCGAGTGCCATGTGAACGGCAATGTGGGCCTCGTGGTCCTGATACATAAACGCTTTGACGGGTTTGCCCGTCATTACATCCATGTTCTCGGTGATGGGGTCGCGGGGTTTGGCATCTCCAGCCAACGGAATAATGCGATCCGCATTCTTCACGCCCAACGTCTCGATCATCTGACGATGCAGATATGGGAGATCATAAAGTTGCGGAGCCGTTTGGCTAAGCTGGAGTACCGCTTGGTACTGCACAACCTTCTGCGACATCGTTGACGCATTCGGATCACTGACCGGAATGACATCCACATCGTCGTAGTCAGCCTTCTTCGCTTTGCGTGAACCAATCTCTGGCTCGTAGCTATACTCGTCCGGAGTGTTGTCTCGGATAATGCCTGCGAGGAGCTTGAACTCCTGCTTCATCGCGTAGTACACGCGAGCCTGCACCGCAGTCATAACCTTGAGCACACGCTCCAACACGGCAAGCGTCGTACCGACCGGAGCCTGCGACGACATGTCCGAGATCTTCAGGTCCGATACCGCAGCAAAGCGGCGACCTTCCTCGACCACACGGTCCATCAACTGCGCGAGGGTCTGGCTCGGCTCTTTGTACGGGAGCGGCAGGATGTTGTCGCGGATCGCACCGCTTGGGATATCTACGTCTCGGAATTCACCCGGAGCGATTGGAGTATCGTCTCCTTTAATTCGTAGTCCTCTAGACTTGAGTCCACCGGGGAGATTACTGAGGGTTCCTGCGTCGATAAGTTGGCGAAGGAGCGAGGTTGCAGCTTTACTGTGTCCCCCGATAAGGTGAATAAGTCCGAAGTAGTAAAATCCAAATCCCGGTATGTATCCGTAGTGGACAAAGTGCTGTCGTCGGGCTTTGAGTTTGTCGTCTTCGCGCCAGTTACGTCGAATGGCGAGTACGGTACCCGTCCCTTTCTCAATGGTGACGACATAGGGGAGCGCGATCCCCGTCTCGTGGTTGTCTTTATCGACATCTGGATACCCCGGCAGGTCAATGTTAACGTGCATCTCCAGCAACTGGAACCGGTCGTCCATGCTGGCTGAGAACCCTTGGTCCTCGGCCTTCTGCTTCTCCACTTCGTCCATGACGCGCATGGGTTCACCCAAGTCCACGTCACGATAAAACCCTGCGTACTGAAGTCGCTTCAACTCATTCTTTGTCTTACGCATCCGGTGCGTAACACGATCCGAAGTCTCCAAGTTAGCCGCGCCATACGGCACGATGATGTCTTCGGCTGGGATATAAATGGCAGTCTGACGATCCAACGCTGGATCGAAGTACACTTTCTTGAACGCATTACCCGCAAGAGCCAACGAGAGCAGGAGCCGCTCATGTTCTGGGCGATACTCCTTCATGACCTCGGTCAACTGGTAGTTCATGTCATCGGAGACACGCACCGCCGAGTCACGCTTCTCTGGAGTTTCCTTGCCAATAATCTTGGCTTTGACCGGCCCCATCGCCGGGAAGGTCTCCATAATCGTTTCAGATTGGAACTTGACCGCGCTCTCCATGAGCAAGGGGTGGAACACCCCGCAGGCACCCGGCCACGGCTCGGTTCTCTCTTCATATCGGATACCGAGGATCTTCAAACCTTTAATGTAGGTGTCCAGCCAGTCTTTGCGACTAGAGAGATCTTGTTCGTAGTTACCGATGAGTTCTGATGCGAGGAGTTGAAGCTCGTTCTCATTCATGAACTCGGCAAGGTTGGCGTCAAAGTCTTCAGCACGAGGCTCGGCTTTGGACATCTCAATCATCATGCCATCCATACCGATGGCTACGCTCTCCGGGTCATCAATCATGATCTCAATCGGCGCTTCTTCAGCAGCGAGAGATTCCAAGCCCAGCGGAGCCTGCATTAAACTTTTATCGACGGCCATCTAAATTCTCCTAGTAATAGCCTTCGCTTCGGCGTTTGAAGTAACGCTCAGGTTCCGGCTCATCGCTAGCCAAACGTAAAAACCCACCCTGTCTGTACCGTAGCAGGGCTTGAGTCATAGAGTCTACCAAGTCATCGTGTTCGCCTGACGGGAAACTTGCCACTTCCTCAACCAACTCTTCGGCCCAGTGGGTGTTGGGTACCCATACCCTACCCGATGCAAAGATGTCCGCCACGGCGTTTAGTCGTGCAATCTTGTCGTTGCCCTTGCTCGGAGTAAACTCCTGCACCGGAATACCCATAGCACGTAGCTCAAATATCAGAGGACTACCGGCTGCCTTGGCTTCGACGATCAAACTGTCCGGATTCCACTCTTTATACTCATCAAACGCCCGTTCTTTGAGTTCCGGAAACTCCATTCGGTCCTTGAAAGCGTTCAGGAGGATGATGTTCGACTGCAATTTACCTGTATCGTCCGGATGTTCGAAGATTCCCCACGTTGTACAGGCTGAATAGTCAGCACGCTGTGTTTTGAGGAACGCGGTATCCCAAGATTGGATCGTATAACTGCAAAATGGCGGGTGATCCTTCTCCCAAACCTTCCACCACTCACGTTTAATGATGGCGGATACGTCGGAAGTGGGCTCTTGCTGGTACTGAGCCATCCATTTGCCGTTCGGAAGCTCCTGACGAAGGGCTTCAAGCTCTTCAATCTTCCAAAACTGGGGCCAAAGGGCGTTTCCAGAGGGCAAAATGGCCGGAAATTCGATAACTTCCCACTCTTCACCGCTGCGCTGAGCCGCAGCCTTCAAAACTTGGCCTGTTAGATCCTTTTTGGACCATCTCGTCATGACTATGACGATGGCTCCGCCCGGTTGCAGACGCTGCCGGGGTCCCGACGTGTACCATTCGTAGGTTTTGTCGTAAATATCCGAGTTTGTCTCGGCTAATGTGGCTTCTTGTTCCGAGTGAGGGTCGTCAATAATGAGCAGATCCGCGCCTTTACCCGTGACCGCGCCACCAATACCAATCGCAAAGTACTCTCCAGCATAGTTAGTTGCCCACCGGCCAGCAGCTTTAGAGTCAGCTTGTAGTGCAACTTGCGGAAAGATGTCTTTATACCGGTCAGAATCGACAAGGTTACGTACCTTTCGGCCAAATCCCACTGCAAGTTCTGCCGTGTGGGACGTTTGAATGATCTTCTTGTCCGGAAATCTACCTAGAAACCAGCTAGGTAACAGGTAGGATGCAAACTCTGACTTCGTATGACGAGGCGGCATGTTGATAATCAGGCGTTTTGTCTTGCCTTCTGCCACTCGTTCAAAAGCCTGCGCCATCTTCTCGTGGTGCCGACCGTTAATGAAGTTAGGCCACACGTATTTAACGTAGGCCATGAAGTCGTTTTTGGCTTTTTCCTGCGTTCCAACCTTCCTTGCCTCAGCAAGGAGTTGCCCCACCTTCTGCTGTAGCTCAGGCGGCATAGTCGGAAGCTTAGCTTCCAGATCAAGCAGCAGCTTCGGATCCACTTCCGGTACCTAGTTCTTCGTCCAGATCAATCTCGGCAAGGCTTACTGGCTTGGATTCGGTAACGTCAGTGTATTCACCTTCGTACAGTTCCAGCGTTTTACGCAGTTCTGTCTCAATATCTTTAACCGTGCGGTGGGTCACGGTCACATCAATACGGTCTGAGAAGAGTCCAACACCGTTGATTTTGCCCAGCATTTCCAAGGCTTTTAGTCGGACCTTGGGATCTGAATCCTGAGTCTCCAGAACGAACTTGTTTGTCACGTAGTTACGCAGTCTGCGATGTACGTCCAGCACTTCCTTGTCGTATTCGGACAGGATGGCATTTAGATGTTTGACGGATGCCGGGGTTATATTCTTGGGTGACGGGATACTTTCTTCCAACATCATCCCGTGAGACTGGATGCGGTCATCGTCCGTAACCTCAACATCCAGCCCGTTGCGTTCCAACTCCTCGACCGTGTTCAGCATGGCCTCGGCTTTTGCACGGAAGTTGTCTAGCTCTTCCGGCGTGGTGTCGAAAGGAAAAGGAATACCAAGTTCCGGTGTTGCAACAACTGGCATTGCGCGGAGTATACGAACAATCCTAGAAAATACAAATATCCCTATGCCGGGTGTATGGGACCCAAACAAGTGACGGGGGGTGTTTTTATATGAAGGGGGTGGGGTACGTATCTAGATATTTATACAAATGCGTGGCCTACCGGGAAAAAATAAAACGAAGAATCTGATGAGCGGATTATAGAGTACAGAAGATGCGCGGGACTCCGACGCTGGTTTGGGGGGTCGGGGGGTAGTGGGGTCGAGTCCAGCCCGATTTGCAAACAGCCTGTTTGCACTTCGCAGATTCAAAATAGTTGACATTCTCCCCATGATGTGAGAAGATATATCCACGGTCGAGCAACGGCCGCAACACGTAAAAACATATTGGAGTGCAACATCATGGCTATTTCATCAACTGTTAAAAAGACTTCGACCGATGCAATTCAGTTGGAAGCAAAGACTGGCAAGAAGTGGAAAGAGGCGGGAGCCGCGATTGCTGCCGAGTACGCGAGTGCCGAGGCTTTCACGGCAATTAAAGACGAGTATCTCGATGAAGTTGTCTATCCTGCACTAGGCGATGAAGCGGTACGCATCATGCGCGCCGTGATACCGCGCAAGAATTCCAAAGACTTCATTGGTGCGAGTGCGACGCAACAAGCCGAATGGCTCGCGGATGGAGAGGCAAAAATTTCGGTGCGCGGAACTGCAAACAGTCTGTTTGCACGAGTGCGAGATAAGTACGCCTTCCCGAGTGCGGTCGAGTCCGAACCCGAGTCCGAGGGAGCCAACAAGCGCACCGACGATGTGACCTTCTGCATGGAGCGCAACACACAATGCGAAAAGCGGTTGCAGAAGTCCGAGACACCACCGAAAAACATCGCCAAGGTTTTGGCACTCTACGCCGAGATCAATAAACTTCTGGTGGCCTGATTCGACACACCCGACCGGCTCGTGCCGGTCGGGATTTTTTGTGCCCGAACTATCATGCCTGTAGCCGCCGGTCGTCGCGCATCAAGTTATAAACAGATGTTTATGATTCGCGTGGCTCGTTTTGGCTAGGCTTCAACCGATAACGTGCTTGCACGTTATCGGATTTTCGTAGGCTCCGCAAGGGGTCTAGTGAAAAAAGTACGTACCAAAAATGCTATGCAATTCTGACCATCAGGAGCAGCCAGTGTACTTCGGGAGCAGTATGAGGTACACCAACTAACTGTATGATTTTATTAAAGTTAATAGTCGTTTTTTATATATAGTGCAGAGAAACACTATTTTTTTATACGTCCCCCAAAATGCTCTCACAACACGTATAAACGCGTTTTATTTTTGTTGGGCATTGTCGATCTGAAGTTGGCTGGCAGGTCAAAAATCACTGCTTTTTCGGCACTGGGTGACATTTAGCCTCGTAACTTCTTGACTTTTAAGGCTTTTTCTGATACACTATTTGCTACACCGTTGGGACTGGCTGCACCCGACACTTTGGATATCACAAAGCAGCCTGATTTATAAACACATGTTTATAGGAGTGCATCATGAGCAATGATTTTTGTTGTGTGGTTTGTTCGTCGCCGGTCAATCCACATCGTTGGGAATTGGGATACCACTGGTGCAAACCGTGTGGCGAAGCATCAGCAAAACGTCAAAAGCACACCATCGTCCCGATGCATAAGAGCAACTACATCGTGGTGACTAACCGCGAGGACTTAAAAGGCATCAACAACAAGGGAGGGTTCTACAGATGAGCATAATTATTTGCGACATCGACGGGACAATCGCTGACTGCGAACACAGAAGGCACTACATCACAAACAAACCCAAGGATCATGATGCGTTCTACGCAGGGGTGAGGGATGACAAGCCGATAGGGAAGATCATTGTCCTTTTGTTGTCTTTGTTGGAGCGTGACTTCTACACGGTGACGTTCGTAACAGGTAGGCCAGAGCGTACCCGCAAGGATACCGAGTGGTGGTTGGCCGAGTACCTGCACCTGCATCCCGATGACTACCAAATGTTCATGCGGAAGGACAAAGACTATCGGCAGGACTACATGGTGAAGCAGGACATTCTGGACAAGTACATCGACAAGTCGAAGGTGTGGGTTGTACTGGATGACCGCGACCAAGTGGTGCAGATGTGGCGGCGAAACGGGCTGACCTGTCTGCAAGTGGCAGATGGCAATTTTTAAGGGGGTAAGCCATGACCAAGGCAATTAAATTGCCACCACGTACCAAACTGTACGGCTACGACTACAACAAGAACCAAACCCTGCACATGACCGGCAAGGAGTGGCACACCTACGCCAAGCGTGATGCGTTCAAGCATCCGTACGACCGTGACGCACGAGACACAGCATGGAGCGGTACGGGTATCGAAGTTTGGCTAGACGGCGCGACGTTGGATAAGTCCTACCCGCGCACATAAATTCATAAACAGATGTTTATAGGAGAACGACAATGAGTGTATTTGATGGGATGGATATGTTGGCTCTGCGTACCACGGCAAAGATGCAAGCGCACATTCTGGGTATGCGGTCGAACCGGATCGACGAGTTGGAACACGCACTCAACGCAGCAATCGGTCATATCGAGATGCTGATGGGCAGCGATGCCGACACGAGCGAGGACGTTGCGTGGCTTCAGAAAATCCTGAACAAGGAGTGCGAGTGATGCAAACCTTCCTACCGTATCCGTCCTACGAGCAGTCTGCGCGGGTACTGGATTACCGGAGACTCGGCAAGCAGCGAGTCGAGACAAAGCAAATTCTACTTGCCATGAGCAAGACGACAGGCGGGTGGCGTAACCATCCTGCGACGAAGATGTGGCGTGGCTACGAGATCGAGTTGGCTCTGTACGGAGCGGCGATGTGTTCGGAGTGGAAAGCCAGAGGGTACAACGACAGTCTGCATGACTTTTTTCTACTCGCGGCGAGCGAGTACATGGCTGACGGACGACGGGCAGCACCGCCACCGTGGATAGGCGACGAGTCAATCCATGCGTCACACCGGTCGAACCTGTTGCGGAAAGACCCTGTGTTCTATGGGCAGTTCGGATGGAGTGAGAGTGCCGATCTGCCGTATGTGTGGCCGGTTGAGTAAATGATTTGTAAACACATGTTTATAGGAGTGCAAGTATGACTAACGAAATCTGGAACATCGAAGGTGAAGGCGAGGCTCGGTACGAGCCTGACGAGATCGACATTCTCGAAGAACTGTACACGCAAGAGCGTTTGGCAAATGACTACTTAATTGAACAATTAAAAATGCTTTCAACAGCAGAACCGCGTGAAGCGTTGGACGGTATCAGAAACATATTGGAGCAAGGCTTCATCTACTTTGGCGAACAGCGCCCGTGGGATAGACCCGCCTTGCAGACACTCATTGGACAGAATCAACAACTAGATTTATTCGAGGAGACAGTGCAATGAATCCGTATTACCTACAGACGAAGGAACACTACGAGAACACAAAGCCGATCCGAGGTCGGGCGGTGGAGGTTCGTCCTGCCGGTAAACGTCGGCGCGATTGGGAACAGGTAACAAACCCTGCACCGGATACGTATGCGTACAGGTTGTACAACACCGACTGCGTGATCCACACACCCGAGAGAACCGTATTGACCTACGGACAATGGCCGACCGTAACTACGGCGAAGTTTATTGGCGACTACATGCGGTCGGTTCCGTGTATCAAACGGTACAACACTCTGTGGACATCGCACAGCAACAAGATTGGTTGGTATCCGATTAGTAAACAACTGTTTATAGATTACGACGCCGAGGGCAACAACATCCCACGCATCGAGCCCGTACCAGTACGGGTAGTGGATCGCAAACGGGCGAAGGAATTACGCAAGCGACTGCAGCCGTTCATCAACTACGGCGTGACCATGCTGAAGTTATCGGATGGGTGGATCACACGTAAGTTTATTGAAGAGACACGAGATCGTGTATTCGAGAAGTGGCCAAGCGTCTTGCGTGAGAAGTTGAACTTCAACAACTTCATAGATACACCCGAGGACTTGCTGCCGTATTACATGTATCAGATGGCGACACTATCCACGCCGGTATCGTTCCGTAAGTCTGTCTCTGATCCGTTCGAGTTGGACAGACAGTATTCGCCTGAATCATTCAAGCGTCAGGTGTATGCGCTGCACGACAAGCAAGAGTCCGAGGTGTATCGGATCGGATACAGGCTACCCGATGGGAATATGTTTACGAACGTGGTCGTGTGAATGATAAACACGTGTTTACAAAACATTGACTTTGACCCTGTGATCAAATATAATATATCCAACAGTTAGATAAACAACAACGGAGTGCATCATGAGTGTGATCAATTTTGGTAAGACGATTTCGTTGAATGACTTTGCCCATGCCGTAGTCGAGTGCGGTCATGAGGTGACTCTGGTAGGCGAAGGCGAGATGGGTATTGGCAAGTCAGCCATGCTCAAAGAGATAGCCAAGCGACTACCGACACATCTACCTGCGTATATCGACTGCACATTGCTAGACCTAGGTGACTTTGCTCTGCCGTATACGGTCGAGGAGAACGGGATGCGTGTGACTAGGTTTGCACCTAACGCAAGGTTCCGGTTCCACGAGGGTAAGCCGGTCATCATCATGCTCGATGAGATTGGCAAGGCGATGGGCGCGGTCAAGAACGTACTGATGACCCTGATGAACGAGGGGCGTGTCGGTGATCAGTTTGTGCCAGAAGGTAGCCGTATCTTTGCGACCACTAACCTAGGCATGGAGAACTTGGGTGACTTGCTACAACCACACCAACGGAATCGTATCTGTTCGGTACGTATCCGTAAGCCCGAGGCCGAGGAGTGGATCGAGAACTATGCGCTGAGCAATGATATTGCACCCGAGGTAATCACATGGGTAAAGCAGTTTCCACAATGCCTTGCAGCCGGTGATGATCCAGCCCAACGGGAGAATCCGTACATCAACGTGATCGGCCAGACCAAGACAGGCGCGGTCGTTACGCCGCGTAGTCTGGAGAAGGCAAGCCACATCGCCAAGCGTCGAGCCGTGTTGGGTGATGAACTCACCATCAGTATGTTGATCGGTGTGATCGGTGAGTCTGCTGCGCGGGATATGCAAGCGTTCTTCACGGTGGTGGACAAGTTGCCAACGTGGGATGCCATCATCGCAAGCCCGAGTACGGCGAAGTTACCGGATGACACTATCGCTCGATGTATCTGTGTGTTCGGTGCGATCAGTCGAGTGCAGAAGGATACGTTGTCGAAGTGGATGACGTACGTACAACGTATGGACAAGGAGTGGCAAGCCCTGTTTGCCAAGTCTGTGATGAAGTCTGACAAGCAATCGTTCTGTGTGACCAACAAGGACTTCAAGGACTGGGCGTTGGCAAATGAGTGGTTGTTCTAATAAACATCTGTTTACAAATGGGAGTGCATCATGGCGAAACTAACCGCTGAACAGCGTGTGCAACGAGCGCACGTAGCGTTGATGAACGATCCGAAATACTGCCTGTTCTCTGGCGTGTTCATGATCGGCAAGACCGAGGTCGTCGATAACGTGGGTACTGCCTGTACCAATGGGCGCGATGTGAAGTATGGCCGCAAGTTTGTGGACAAACTCACCGAGCAGGAGTTGCGTGGCCTGATCCTGCACGAGAACAAACACAAAGCGTTCCGTCATCTGGAGATTTGGAAGCCGCTGTGGAAGGAGAACCCGCGCCTTGCAAACATGGCGTGTGACTACGTGATCAACCTGATGATCTATGACTCTGATGTGGAAGGTAAGTTTGTGAAGTTGCCCGAGGGTGGGTGCTTTGACGAGCGGTTCCGTGGCATGGATGCAAACACTGTTTACAAAATCCTGAAGCAAGAACAGGAGAAGGGTAACGGTGGTGACGAGAATGAAGATGGTGAAAGCGGTCAAGGTGGTGGGCTAGATGACCATGACTGGGAGTCTGGTGAGCAGATGAGCAAGGAGGAGAAGGAGACTCTGGTGCGTGACGTTGACCAAGCGTTACGTCAGGGTGCGATTCTCGCTGGCAAGATGAAGGGTAACGTGCCACGTGAAGTGACCGATGCGCTGACTCCGAAGGTGGACTGGCGCGAGGTGCTGCGTGAGTTCGTCAAGTCTGTGTGTGCGGATCGTGATGAGAGCACATGGAGGCGGCCCGCACGTAGGTGGATAGGCCAAGATATTTATATGCCATCCAGTATCAGTACGGCGATCGGGCGTATCACGGTGGCTATCGATACGTCAGGCTCCATCGACGGTGAGCAGATCAGTCAGTTCTTGGGTGAGTTGAAGGCTATCTGCGATACGGTCAAGCCCGAGGGTATTGATCTGTTGTATTGGGATACGGCTGTGTGTCAGCACGAGAAGTATGACCGTGGTGAGTTTGATCAAATCCTGCGTAGCACCAAGCCGCGAGGTGGTGGTGGCACTGATCCACGTTGCATCACCGAGTACATGAAGGCCAAGAACATGAAGGCCGAGTGCGTGGTTGTGTTGACCGATGGATATGTGGGTACGTGGGGCAGCGGGTGGCCGTGTCCTGTGCTGTGGGGCATCACTACGGTGGGCATCACGGCTGCTGTTGGTAAGTCAGTAACGATTCAATAAACACTGTTTATAAATAGGAGAGTGCAATCATGATTCAAGATAGTGCTGTTTTGGTTGACCTGAACATCTCTGTGTGGACTGGTCGCAAGTTGGACAAGCGTGTGTCTGAACAAGTGGATGCGTCGAACAACACAAAGACCCGCGCAGGCAACTACCACAAGAAACTACTCGCCGGTACGGAGGCATTGGACGCGCTTCATGCGGCGGCTAACTTGCTGCGTCAGTATCACTACGAGAACACGTTACCGTGGAGCGATAGCGGTACACGACTGCTGCCGATGAGTAACTTCTTTGATTACAAGGCGGGACTCGCTGACTTCCAAGCCAACTTCAACGGTGCGCTTGAGGATTTCGTCAGTCAGTACGACGACCTTGTGAGTGCGGCGGCGTTCACGTTGGGTGATCTGTTTAATCCGAATGATTACCCGAGTGCTGAACAGGTGCGTAGCAAGAACTCTATACGTGTTGTGTACAGCCCTGTGCCTAACGCAGGTGACTTCCGTGTGGACATTCCGAATGAGTACCGTGAGGAACTCCAGAAGATTTCCGACGAACGTATCAATGCGGCGATGAAGGACGCATGGGATCGGCTGCATGACTGCCTGAAACATATGTCCGAGAAGTTGGCAGGTGAGCAGAAGCAAGTGTTCCGTGACACGTTGGTAACTAACGCGCTTGATCTGTGCGTCATGCTGACGAGACTCAATGTGACTAACGATCCGAAGTTGGAACAGGCACGCAAGCAGTTGGAGTCTGCGCTGATCGGTGTCGATGCCAAGGAGTTACGCAAGCACGATGCGGTACGTCACGACGTTAAGACTCGTGTCGATGAAATCCTGAGTATGTTTTAACGGCTAGATGTAAACACTGTTTATAAATAGGAGAACAGAGATGCTTACTGGACGAGTTGAAGATAACGACCGCATGGCTCGGCTAAACTTGTTTATGCGTGATTTGAAGCGCACACATGTGAGCCGGTATCCGCTGCGTGTGGAGTCGGACGGGACTACCTGTGTGGAAATCTACGATGATCGGTTCACACACAAGCCGGTGCTGACCTTGTATGCCGTGGATGGCAACACGTACAAAATCTGGAGTCCGATGATCGTCAACGAGAAGTTCAGCCACAACAATTCTGACTACCACACCCGCAAGTCATCCGATGGGGCGAAGATCAGGCGGTGGCTGAAGGAGTACGCTGTACCGCATTCGACACGGTTTATTTCACGTACGTCATACGATCTTATGACTAGCAACGTATACACGTGGAGAAACCAATACTACGGAGATATACGCGAGGCACAGCGAAGCATCGTCAGTGACGATGTGCTTGAGGACATTCTGAATTACATCAAGACGGGTGTGGCGTATCAGAGTTCCAAGTTCAACAAGTTCAAGGACTCAGAGTTCATTGCCAAGGCCGAGCAGCATGTGGAGCGGAGCAAGGCAACTAACCCGACGCTGCACGTACTGGTGAATCCCGATGAGATGGTGTCTGTAAATAAAATGCTCAATACGTGGGATGAACCTGAAAACATCTGTACACAACTGTACGACACGCTTGATGATAACTACCGTTCAAAGATTGCACTACTCAAAATGGTCGCACCAAAGACGATGCTTGGTGAGGTGGGTGTAAGGATTGACACTTGCAACTTTTGGATATACAAATAGTTGACCTGCAAATAACGGTGGGTTAGAGTGCAAAGATGATAAAATGTAGTAGATGGCTTTTAAGTGTGAGCCTTAGAACTAATGGCGACGAGTACCGTTACTACACCCTGCTTGATCAGCGCAAACAACAATCAACACGATTCGACAGTCATAAACACTGTTTACATATCGACGTTGCAGAGAAACTGGCGTTGGTGAGGATCAGGCGGGGTGACTACGACAACACAAACGTAATGGGTACGTGGATCGGTGATCGACACCTGATCGTGGCCTTAAATAAAGACGAGTACCAATACCTACTGGAGTTGACGTATGGCAGCGACACCGGAAAGCAAAGTAAAAGATCGCATAAAAAAGATACTGCTGAAATATCCTAAGACGTACTACCTGATGCCGGTGACGGGTGGGTACGGATCGTCTGGAGCGCCAGACATTGTGGCGTGTGTTGACGGTAAGTTTATAGGTATCGAGTGCAAGGCTAAAGGCAACAAACCTACGGCGTTGCAGATGAAGAACCTGAATCACATCGTTGCCGCTGGTGGTCATGCGTTCATTGTTGATGATACGTCTATCGGCGTGTTCATACTGGTGATGGACAACGTGGTCTACAAGCAAGCGCAACCGGCTCTGATGGATTTAACACGTGAAGAAGGAGCGAACTAAAACACGTTACGGCGTGGCGCGTCGGATACTGCGGCTGACAAGATCACAGTTTGCAATCACGGCAACCGATCTGGTCGAGACGTACGGATTCACATATCGCCATGCGTTGCGGTACATAAAGTGGATGCAGGAAGAGGGGCTGATTTACCTGCGGTATCGCAAGAATAGATATAACTATTATTCAGTTGTGAGGAGAAAGCATGAAGTTGGAAAAATTAAATGACGCGCTTGCCGTAGCCCATGAGTTCGGGCTGGACGGCGTGGACATAGCCATTCTTGGTGCGATTGCCGAGAAGCGGCGTGGCGAGGGGGGTGCAACTATCATGCAATTCTCTTCCGGTATTTCCGTC